AGAGGAATCTGAAAAACTTGTACAAGCCGAAGAGGAATCTGAAGAACCCGTACAAGCCGAAGAGGAAGCCGTCGAATCTGAAGAACCTGTACAAGCCGAAGAGGAAGCCACCGAAGCTGAAGAACCTGTAAAAGCCGAAGAGGAATCTGAAGAACTTGTACAAGCCGAAGAGGAATCTGAAGAACCTGTACAAGCCGAAGAGGAAGCCGTCGAATCTGAAGAACCTGTACAAGCCGAATCTGTTCAAGATGAAGAGACTATTGAGAAAGAATCCATCTCAAATGAACGATATATCGACGGACAAACGAGTACCAACGCGGTTCAAGAAACTACTATTGAAGACGCTCTAAAGGAAACTAAGGTTGAACTTGAATCACCCGAAGTCCTACCAGAACCTAAGAGGGGGTCAATCGAAGTTGATCCAACGATCAAGTTGAACATTTTTGAAAATGCATTTGACGAAGAAGTATGTGATAAATTGAGGGGTATTATTACAAAAAATATGATTGACTCTACAATTACTACAACGGTTGATAATTTCAGAAAGAGTAAAACTTCTATCATCGATATCAACGAACCTCTCATTCACATCGTTAACAAGAAAATTTGTGACATCATCGGGGCTGACATTGTACGAGGAGAACCCATCCAAGGAATTCATTACGAAGAAGGTGGATTTTTCAAACCCCATACGGACTATTTTGAAGCAAATGAACTTCATCTGTGTGGTAAAAGTGGTAACAGAGAAATGACGGCTATTTTATACGTGGATGATGTTACAGAAGAACAGGAAGGTGAACTAGTATTTCCAATTCTTACGAAACGAATCAAGCCCCGTAAAGGTATGTTAGTATTCTGGAATAATATGAGAGGTGCTTCTCCTCTCTATACGACTCTTAACGAAGAGCGTATTTTGAAAAGTGGGTTTAAATCTTGTTTGATTAAATACATCAGAGAGAAGCCATTTTTCTAATAAAATCTAAACATTTATCTATGTTTATAGGTGCTTTTTCTGCATCAATTTTACTTTTCATTGTTGAAATATCATGTTCTACACTTTGAAAATGAAAATGCTTAACCTCGAAAAAATGACATAAAACATCATATCGCTTCCTATAACATTTGTCAATTTCAATACAACATGTCCCAGGTTTCATAAACATAACGTTTGTTAATCCTGAACCATATTGCCCTATAACAATCTTTGCCCTAGAAAAAGTATCAACTTGTTCTTGGACAGACATCGTTTCTACAGACACACAGTTTACATTATACGGTTCAAGCACCTTCATGAATTCTTCTTCGTTGTCTATATATCTTTTTGTTCGCGGTCGTTTTATATATATAATATCTGTTGGTTCTTTATCTTTCCATGATGCAATATTTCGAATCTTTTCAATGAGATTTTTATCCCATATCGTGAATTTAGGATTTTTTCCTTGTACGATTATACCACTTTCATCGTATGTCATATGAGCATCTATTCCAAACATTTTCAGAACTTTTACCGAATGATTGGTAATCAATTGTTCTTTATTACATAGTTTAACTTTCAGCATAGCGTGCGCGTGACAATGCTCAACTATTGAGATGATGTGATCTACCCAAAAATGATGATAATTATTAAAGTTTCCGGCTCTGAATGGTCTGGATGTTATACATGGTATAACATCTTTGATACGTCTTGGTGTTTCTGAAACAGGTCTCGTCATTTCATTTTCATAATCATTAGTGATGATTACGTTATCTAGCATCAGATGAACACGTTCATTGTGAATTCTTTGAATATCAGAAGTTGGTATATTCATTACACATTTGGTTTCACAATTAGGCTCTATATGCGCTAGTACATCTTGATGTTCTCTCGAAAAGGAATGTTCAAATACTCTGACATCATTGTACAAGTCTTTATTGTTTGTATCAAGAAATGAAGGAGCATCGATTGCTATAATAATCGTAGCGTTACACATCATGCCAAATAAAAGAGCTGCAAACCCATGAATACCGCGACCAGTGTATACAGTTTTGTCATTTTGAATATCATCGAATAATAGTCTTTTTCTTATAGCAACAACGTCTGAATAGTGTACAAAAGTTATCTTATCAGAATAATCAACAATACTTGGACCAAATTCAACAATCCTCATTTATCCTTATGAAATAAATTTAATGTTCATCTTTTACGATACAAAGTTCACAATCACACATTCTTCTAAATTTTGGATATCGATTATGGCGGTCTATGAGTTTGCACATAGAATGTACATTCATGAGATATGAGTACTTTTTCATAGCTCTGTTACTCCATTGAACATCCGTGGGTCTTCCTAATCCTACCATTTTTTCATTAAACATAAATTCATCAAACACGTATTTTTTTGCAATTGTAAAGGCACCTGGTGCGAACATTCTAGGATGCTCAATCGTGTCGTATGGTACATTTCTACCATCTCCAACTCTTGGATTCTCCCATATCCAATCAAGATACCTTCTATCATTATGGTCTACTATTTTATTCATGAGTATGTCAAAGCATTCTCCAAATTCTAAAAGTCCTTTATACCAATCACTGGACAACCTTAAATAATCCTTCATGATAACAATAGTTTCATACTTTGCATTTCGAATGATATCGTTCTTTTTCTTTGTTATATGATTTTTGTTATTATCAATATCATCTTGAATGATATGTACATTTTCTTTGTTCCAGACATCATCTACGTCTCCTATTATGAATATTTCATATGATGGTATATTTTGATATGCTATACTTTCAACAATTATGTTGACATTTTTTTGATTGCTTTTAGTTAAAACCCCGAAAGTAATATTCATACTTTTCACATTAAAATTTATACAAGACTTCTACGTGTACATTGACATTTATACAGGACTTATACGTGTCATACATTGTTCGCAGAGTCTAACAGTAATCATCCTGTATCAATATATACAATTTATACAATTTATACATTTTATACATACAATTTATAAGTATAGATAAACTGAAAAACAATCATTATCAGCACGAATCATACACGAGTATTCGAATGGAACACAACACAAAAACCCGTCTATTATGATTTTTTCTATTCTAAAAACAGTCTCCTTGTGCGCAAGAGCTTTAATGTGTTTCATGCTCATTTCGTATCTACACGATTCGTGTAATATATCATACAATGATTTTCCTACTACCATCGAACTTCTCATCGGAGTACCTTGTTTCAAATAATCTTTGATACGACCATCGAGTGTACATTCAATAGTTATTTCTGCATCGCGCTGCATCTTGAATTGGGAAGATGACATTGATATACATTTGCTGCTATTCATGTGATATTGTAATGATTGCCTTGAACTTAAAATCTTCTTACAAGTTGAACAGGCGAACATTATATTCATGAATTTATATGTTTTTATCGCTTAACGCGTAGACACTTTTTAGAATTTCTAGAAATTTCTAGAACTTTCTAGATTCATAAGATGATTATGCATTCATTTTTAAACGTGTATTCGGGAATCATCTCTATCCGCGAACCAATGAATCTATTGTTATTTGATCTTACAACTATACCGTTGTCAATTTCACACATTGTGAGTTTACAATGATCATACATCTTTCTTAGGATGCCGTAGTCAGGATAATCCCTCTCTATCACACCACATTGCATTTCGTGCAATTGAAGTTGTAGTTTAGTGTCAAGCTTTTGACTACATATCATACAAGCCCACGTACCACATTTATACTTTTTATTTAAGTGATACGACAATGCTTGCTCTGAACTTAAACGTTTCCCACATCTTGGGCATATTGGCATTATTAATATTATTATCCTTGGTATTTTAGTAAGTATAAGAATAAAAATAATATAATTATTTAATTATTTAATTATTTAATCAAAAAGAACACGTTGTTCAAGAATATCTTTTGCGCCGAGATACACAAATAGTGAGACACCGATTGCTACTGCGATGTTAAAGATAAGACGTAATAGGTTGAGTACACTGAATTGACTCGATATTTCTTGGAATACGAAGGGGTTCGAAGACGAAAGTGGAGATAATCCTAAAAATAAAGCTAATGACGTGTATACCATGAGAATTATGGAGACGACTACGAATGTCACAATAGTCGTCTTTAAATACGGGTTGTAAGATGTTTCCATAACATTATTTAAGGGTTTGTTCATGTTATTATACTATATATAATATGCCAGATTTCAGAGACATCCTCGCTAAAGATACTATTGTACAAAGAACGGAGGAATGGTTCGCATTGCGCGAAAAAATGCTTACAGCAAGCGATGTAGCGACAGCCATTGGGAAAAATCCATACAGTTCACCCAAACAACTACTTATCAATAAGCGTAAACCATCTGGAGGACCTCGTTTTGAAACAGAAGCAACAGCGCATGGCACTAAGTATGAAGATGTAGCAATCAAAAAATTTGAAGAAATCACAGGTCACAAGGTTCATGACGTTGGTATATTCGTTCACCCCGAACACACTTGGTTAGGCGGAAGTCCAGATGGACTTACAGAAACATGTGAACTTATTGAGGTTAAATGTCCTTTAAAACGCGAAATAAAACATGAGGTACCTGTATATTATTATCCACAAGTGCAAGTGTGCATGGAAACGTTGAATATTGATAAATGTTACTTCGTACAATATCGACCCATAATGGAACCAGGTGATACAGAAATATTGGACATTATTGAGGTACCCAGAAATAAAGAATGGTTTGCTGAAAATTTCCCAGTGATGCGCTCATTTTGGGATGATGTACTATCATACCGCGCAAATCCTTCTTGGTCTACAGCTTTGTATGGCATAGATCCATCAAAGGTTGTTGACTTTTCTGATATTCCGGTTACAAATGACTATGCATTCATCGACGATAACGATGATTTGACAAGACTCATTTTATAAATAATATAAAATAGTACGACAAACATAAGACATAATAAGATACTTACTGTAAGAATATATGGCCATAATTGTTGTCCCAGATATACAACAATGGGGTCAAGGATATTTTTTTCAACTTTGTCTTTATTTTCCTTTTTATTGTATTCTGAGATGATCATATCAATTGTATCTTTGAATAGATGTGTAAAATCGTCCATATGATGTATGCGTCGAAAATTAATTTAAAGAATATACAAGTACTATAATTACGACAATGCCTCCTAAATCCAAAGCCGAACCCAAGAAAGTGAAAGCCACCAAATCCACTCATCCCGTTGTTCAAGAACCCGAACCCGTAAAGGATGAACAACAAGAAAAAAAGGTTGTTACTGTCGAATCTGTTATGGACGAGCTTGCTAAGATGAAGGAACTTCATGCGCAAGTTGGTAAAATGATCCAAGCGACTACTCAAATGGTCAAGAAGCTCAGCAAAACTATGCAACCCAAGAAGAAGCGTACCCGCAAAGCTCAAACTGCTCCTAGTGGGTTCGCTCGCCCAGGTCCTATTACTCACGAACTCTCTACATTCCTTGGTATTCCCAAAGGTGAACCTGTTGCCCGCACGACTGTAACCAAGCAAATGTCTGCGTACATCAAAGAAAAGGGTCTCCAAAACCCCGAGCGTAAGCGTGAAATTGTTCTCGATGACAATCTCGCCAAGCTTTTCAAGATGAAGATCAGCGACACTATCGAATACTTCGAAATTCAAAAGCTTCTCAAAAACCATTATATCAAGACCACTGCCTAAGTGCATTGACAAAGTAGTTGTATACCTGTTTACTCACATCATATATGAGCGACCAGATATATTCTTTATTCTTCAGATACATATTCATAATCTAACATAGTTCCCCTTGACGTATCTTTCCACTCCTTTATATGAAGCAAACCGTGATGCTCGTCATCATGGCACTTCTTGCATAATACAACTAAATTCCCTTTCATATTCTTTATATTTCCATGCGCATCACATTGATAATTGATATGATGTGTATCTAATTGTTCATTTTTACATCCGCATATTTGACAAGATTCTTTCAAGACTCTTGCGTTGTATTTGGATTTCTTAGGAGGCTTTTTCTTCAATAACGCATTTCTTGTTTCTAACGCAAGCGAAGCAAAGTCTTTATTTCCAAGAATATGTGTCGCAATTTCTAATCCATACAAGTGTTCACCCTGTCCATCTTTAATGTGTCTGTCATATGTCACATTCCCATTTTCTATGGTCACACCAATGTGTTTAATCTGAATTGTATCTATAACCTGCTTGATTGGTTCAAGTTCGACAAGACCATGAAGATGTGTGGCGAATACAAATGTTGCTCCAATTTTTGAAATCATGTTACACATTGATGCTACGATGCTAACCGCTGAAGTGTGCTCGGTTCCCTTACATATTTCATCTCCGATGATAAGACTTTTCTTATTCGCAAAACGAAGAATGGTGTCCATTTCCATCATTTCTACATAAAATGAACTTTGTCCCTTGTGAATATTATCTTCTGAAGAAATCCTGGTAAATATACGATCATATGGACAAAATTCAAATGATTCTGCTGGAACAAACATACCCATTTGGGCCATGATGATACACATACCTACAGACTTTGAGAAACATGATTTGCCACTACCATTTACACCATACAATAACATCCCTTTTTCTTTTGAAAAGTCAACATCATTTCCTGTGTATAACGTGTTTCCATCCAAGCGTTCCACAATAGCGTGGCGTATATTTTTACCCGTAACATATGATTCCTCTCCTTCTTTAACTATCGGCTTTGTGTAATTGAACGCCTTTGCAACCAAATAGTGAGACTGTAACACGTCTACTCGCGCAATGTATGATCCAAATGTACAGATGATTTCATGGTACGAATACAATACCTCGATGAATTCCTTCATCTTTTCTTCCACGCATTCGTCGTATGCATCTATAGCGCTATGAAGTTTGTGAACAAGTGATTGTATATCGGGAGTATAAACAATGACCTTCTGTTTACCGTCTGCTTGAAACACCACATTATTACCCACACGATTTTTCAATGTTTTTGCCCTCCCTTGGGTGGTCACAAGACAGTATGACCCCTTATGTTGTTCAAATTTCACACCATCATTCACCCCAAGCGTTTTGGAAAATCTTTTTGCGTGTCCATCCATTGTTTGCATAATTGTATCTCGTTCTTTTTTCAGTATGTCTACATCACTATATACTCCCTCGCGAAACACATCTTTCTCCATATCAATCGTTGAATGCCAGGCAATGTAACAACGTTTGACATCACTCTTTGAAATCATTTCGTGTACAGATAATCCAGATGTCTGTTCAATAATAGCAATGCCATATTCAAAACACATGATGAGATGTCTAATATCTTCCAGTTGAATTGATTTATTTGCGATACATCTTGCGAGTCTATCGACGTTCCCTACATTCTTCGTCAGCTGTTTTACAACGTCAATGTTTATATTAGACATATGGTCTATATCATCATACATAGCGGTTAATGTATCTACATCAGTATACGGATTGAACAGTGTTTGTTTCAATAATTTTTTACCCATAGATGTATTCGTTTTATTTATGATGTCAAATAAACACTTCTTATCTTGACTTATGAGCTGAAGTTGGTGTACGGATGTGTTATGCAACGCAAGGCTTTTCTTGTTGATTTGTTCTGGAATTCTGATTCGTTGAATTAAACTCTTATGATGGTCCTCTACCCATTCGATGAGAAGCGTAAGACTTACACGCGCAATATGAAACATTTCCATATCTATAGACTCAACAGGGCTCATTATACTATCATTTGGGTATGCTCGTGATATAACATCATTTTGATGAGACACATGCTCATATATATTAGAAAACGAAATCTCTCGCGCACCTGAATACGTAAGTCCATTTTTTGACATGCAAATAATTTCCTTGCACCCACATGTTTCTATGATTCTAGTCAACTCTTCTTTCCTATATGCTTCGTTGTCGTTATAAATTTCTTCAAACATCACTTTACCGGATGCAAGATCTATCCATGACACTGCAATACATGTATCATCCGCATATATACTCGCGACAATACTTGAATCACAATCATCAACGCAAGTACCGGGGCTAAAAATTTGAACTACCGTTCTTTTTTCCTTCACTAACTCGTCTTGTTTTACAATCACAGACGTATACCCTTCTCTACTTAAAAAAATCACATATCTTTGCAAAGACGGTAAAGGCATGCCACACATTTGCGGATTTGTAATACTTATCTCCTTGTTTTTGTCCTTTGCTGTTAACATCATATTACACACATTTGACACAACGTCAGCCTTTCCATATCCTTCATATGAATACACTTCGTAAAATCCGCCGACTTGCATGATAACTACTGTTTTATCACCGTATTTATTTTCATACTCTTCTTGTAACTTAAAATAATTCTTCGTAAGACTCATAATACTATAAACATATTAAGTCTTTATGTCGTCATCGCCACAATCATCGTGTAATTCATTGAAGGGAGATTCTTTAAAAACCCCTTTTTCTTGAATTTGCACTTGTTTGGTTTCATGAGGATTGTCAAAAAAGTCCTTAGATTCTTGAGGTTGCTGTATCCCTTCTACTGGGGCGTCACAAGCTTCTTCGCCAAACCCTTCATCTTGTGGTTCATTCATACCTTCCGCTTCATCGAAATCATCTTGAGGTGTATCATCGCCTTCATCTGCGAACCCATCAGGTGGGGGCATATCATTTTCATCTTCTTCGGCAGCGGGTTCGTCTGCGTCAGACTCTGAATCGGAATCAGAATCAGCCATATAGTTCTGAAGTATGTGCTGTAAGGGTAAGAGCGTACGGATCGCGCTGTGAATAGCGTCGTGGATCATGATATACATTTCTTTCTTGAGTGCGATAGATTCCTTCTTCAAAATACGAGGATTTTCAAATATTTCCTCTGCGATTTTGACAAACGCATTATGAATAAAATGCTCGTTTGTAGGCATTTTGATTTGTACTCGCTTACTCTTTGACATGCGAATGGATGTCAATATTTTCACGTTACTCACAAAAACTGCCGCAAGTAGATCCGAAAAATACGAGCAGTTCTTTGTTACATCTCGTGATAAAGTTTCAATATTGTATTGATTCCAGTTAGGAACTTCTTGCATCCTTTTTTGCATTTCGACGAGTGTATTTTGTTTTTCTTCATCTGGTGTCTCTTCACAAACATTATACATAGATATTACTTTAGAATACAACGCTTCCGTCATAATAGATTGTAGCTGTTTAGTGTACTCAGCCTTCGCTTCAACGATACTGTTTACGTTTAGGTTCTTCATTATTATCACCAGATGCTTTCTTTTTTCGTTTACACCGCAACGGACTCCAGTCTATATATAAATCCATCGTTACTTGTTCAACATGAAACCCTCCTTTACTTAGTTGTGTCTTTACATATTTAATAGCATGTTCATGATTATATATTGAATATCCAAGTACAAAAGGAGGCACTTGAAATGTCATACTACTATACCCCATTGAATTACGTAGATTGATTCTGTTATGACACGTATCGAGAAACTTTTTATATATCTCTTCCTGTCTCTTCTTTTTTTCTCTCTGTGATTTTTGTAGACTCTGAACTGTTGTAGCCATATATCATTTGCCAATGTATTTTTTCTGCATTTAATACAAGGAATCCATCATGGGAGTTGGGTCATCAATGAATAATAGAATGTTCGTGGTTGATCGAAAAGTACGCCCAACACTTGAGAGATTGGATACTTCATTCAATAGAACAGCATCACAACTTAAGACAATATTAAATGAAGAAATTCAACTTGTCAAAAAAATAGATCCAAAAAACACCAAAGCTTTGAGTGAAGCTCTCGATACACTCATTATCCTTAGAGAGCGTTCTGTCGTGTATCGTGTGCGTATTCGTAAAATGATCCCACTGACAGACGCCCATAGACTTGTATTAAAAGACTTGCGTAGATATCTTAGACGTATTCGATATCACACATCTAAAATAGGAAGGTTATTGGGCAAGTCTAATAAGAAATTTAATGCGTACATAGGGAAATTACCACAAGATATTGTTCCTATTAGAAAAAGACGGAATTATAGAAATATATTTACAAAACCCATAACAAAAGACGGGCTGGTGCAAAGAGTAAACAAGCTTCCAAATAACAAAGGAAATGCCCCGTATGTTGAAGTAGTTACTAACGTCGAACCACGGAACAAAGAAGCTTTACTTGAAATGTCACACGTCGTAGAAGAGTTAGAAGAACGGAATAATAACGTTCGTTCACAAGAAATTAAATTGAATCAAAATGAAAGCGATAAAAACAACACGGCTGTGAAAATGGCTCGGGTTAAAAGTAAAGAGGTGACGCAAAGAGAAGAAATACGTTCACAAGAACGAATTGAAAAAAGTAAAATTGGTTTAGAACGTCAAAAATTACAAACCGAACAAAAAAAGGATGAAGGACAAGCGAGTATTGAGAGTCAGAAAATACGCGCGGCTGACAGAGAAAGGCAAAATGCTCGTGACAAAGAAGCCACGAATAGAAGATTACAGGCCGAAAAAGAACGTCGTGAGATGAGCCTAGCCAACAGAGAAAGACAATATACAATGACAGAAAAAGCAGCAAATAGAAGATTAGAAATTCAGAAACAACGCGAAGAACTACGGGCTACGAAAGAAAGAGAATCTGGTGAGAAACGTCTACAAGGGCAAAAATTGTCTTTAGAAGAAGTGAAACAGAGCAGATTAAATAAACAACGGATCCTTTCCGAATCGAGAGAAGGAAGATTGATGGAAAAAGAAAGGCGTCAACGTGGTTCGCCTATGTCTCGTTCAATGAGTCAAAGAGAACAACGTGGATCATTACCGATGAGTCAAAGAGAACAACGCGAAGAACTACGGGCTACGAAAGA